GCTCCTACTTGTTTGGTTAAAGCACAAGATGAAGCAGAAAAAAGATTTGGTCTAGAAAAATTTATTCCTTTGGAAGTCGAAATGTCGATTGGAAAAAATTGGATGGAACAGGAAGATTGTGCTTGACAAATCAAAATTAATATGTTATAAGCATTATACATTTTGAAAGGAGAAAAAAATGTCGTTAGTTGAATTAGACTTTAATCAAGCTACGAATCTTTTCGTAGTGCCAGAAGACACTGGCCCACAAATACCTAGAGCATCAATAAATAGAGATGCATTCTATGGTGAAGAGATGGCTAGTGTACCAGTACCATCAATAAGACTTGAGCATCCTGATCATGGCCCTGTATTTGGCAAGGATGTTGCTGTTCGTGTCTTTGCAACAACCATGCAGACTTCTGTATTTGACAGTGATGCAGAGGAATATGCAAATATGTCTCAGCATTTTATCAGGTTTGCTGATAAGGCTACTGATTGGTTTGGTGGAAATAAATGTGGCTGGATGCCATCCAGACAAAAAGAAAAACTCAAGGCTTCAGATCCTGTAGCATATGCAAAAGCTAGTCGAACAAAATTGTATAGACATTTGTTTGGCATGATTAGAATGAATGATGCAGTAAAACCTGGATCAGAGCCAGTAGAGTTTGATCCAATACCATTCCGTATGCGTCTTGGCCCATCTAACTTTTACGAAATAGGTAAAGTTGTTGGTGAACTTGAAAAGCAAAAGCTAAAGCACTTTAACTATGAGCTTGGCATAGACTTTAAAGTTGAGAAGCGAGGATCTAATCAGTGGTTCGTTCTTAATTACAAACCTATAGTTGATAATAAAATTAAAGTAACTAAGGATGATGAAGCAAATTTGCTTACATTTCAACAGGTTATACAAAAAGAGAATGAAGATGTTACCGAAAGAATGAGAGAGAATATAGGTAACGGCAGTGTTGGTGCTGAGTTTATAGAACCAGTAGACGATGAATGATCTTCAAACAAAGCTAGACTTGTTTCTGTCTGGAGGCCCAGAGATACCTAAAAGTATAATTTTTACAGCTAGTCAGATGTTTAATGAGAAGCTGTCTAAATTTAACTATAAAAAGTTAGGTAGCAGTAATGGACTCCCATCCATGTCTCAGATTGGCAAACCTATGTGTCAATTACAGGCATCAAAGTTAGGATGGAAAGAGGCAGACAAGCCAAATCACTTTAAGATTATGATGGCTTACGGTGATATGACTGAAGTTTTAGCTGTTGCCATTCTCTTGTCGGCAGGAATAGAGATAACTGATATGAATAAGAAAGTTAAGTTATCTACTAAGGCAGGAGATTTATACGGGGAACTTGACTTAGTTATACAGTTAGGTGATAAAAGTGTTTGGGATATTAAGAGTGCTAGTTCTTGGTCTTATGATAAACGCTTTGCATCCTACGAACAGCTAAAGAAACAGGATGACTTTGGTTATTGCTGTCAGTTATTTGGGTATGCTAGGGCTGAAGGTGTAAAAGCTGGAGGATGGATTGTAGTAAATAAAGGTACAGGAGAGATCAAAGTTATAGAAGCTGATCCACAAGATGAAGATCACTATATAGATTTGATTGAGCAAAAGGCATTACAGGTATCCAAGACTACTGACGATGCTCACTTTGAAAGACTGTATGATGATACTATGGAGACATACTATAAACGCTCTACTGGTAACAGAAAATTACAGATGCCTTGTACGTTTTGCGACTATAAGTTTTCTTGTTGGCCTAATTTAAAGTATGCTAAGAACCCTGTATCAAAAGCAGGAAACTATGAATACTATACTCAAATGGCTAGGCGATATGAAACCAGCGTCAGCTAAAAATAAAGGGAGACTACTGCAACAGTGGGTGAGGGATATACTTTTATCTAGGATAAAAGGTGTGGAACAGGATGATATTAAATCTACTCCTATGGGAGTAAATGGCCCAGATATTAGTTTATCCCCACTTGCTAGAAAGAAATGGCCTTGGGCTGTAGAGTGTAAGTCAAGAGCAAAGTTTGCTGTATATGACATTATATCTCAAGCTGAAAGTCATGTGACTAAAGGAACTAAGCCGTTAGTGATCATCAAAGCAAATCGCAAAGAGCCACTAGCAGTCGTTTATGCAAAGGATTTTTTGGAGATGTCATGTCAAAAAGTGAAATAACTCATATGATAAATGTACCTGACTGTACGTTTGGATTATTTATTACGCATGATGGAGAAGGTATTAACATAACCTGTGGTGATTTTGCTACTGAAGATGTATATGATACTGATCGTCATCATATTGTAAATGATATTGGTGATTCTTTATTAATGTTAGTAAAAAGTGTTATTGACGATGCACAAAAAAGATATGAAAAAGAAGATCAAAATTTATCAGAGGAGGATAAAAAAAAGCTAAAGAACGTAATTTATGTCAATTTTAAACCACAAACAAAACATTAATATGAAAGGTTTTAAACTATGGGAATATTAACTATTGGTGAGGACACCATTACGATTAAAGACATGGTAAATGAACCCCCACATTACAATCAACATGGTGTGGAGTGTATAGATGCAATCAAAGCAACTACAGGAGATAGCTTTAAACATTATCTAAAAGGAAACATAATGAAATATCTCTGGCGTTTTGACTACAAAAACAAACCACTGGAAGATTTACAAAAAGCCAGATGGTATTTAAATAAATTAATAGATGAAGTATATATACCTGAACACAAAGAATTAGATTCACAAGAAGAATTAGATAAATTACGAGGGAGAAAATCTATTGGAAGTTAATTACAAAAGATGCCTAGATAACTGGCAAGATTATGTAACAAATGTCTTGACAGATAAAGGGATATATGATAAAGTTCCATTTCAAAGTCGAGGACATAGTTTAAAAGTTAAAGATGAGTACAATATACAAAGATTAAAACTTTGTGTTAATAACATGACTGAAGAATATCAGGAATTAATTGAAGAACTGGATGCTATGTTTTTATCAGAATCTGAAATAAAACCTGAGAAAGTAATGAAAGAATTATGTGATGTTCTTTACGTTGTATTTGGTTTTGCTTCAAGATTTAAAGAATTAAAGTATGTAGATGAAGCATTTATAAGAGTACATAATAATAATATGCAAAAATTAGAAAAGGGAACCGTTAGGAGCGATGGAAAGATTGTAAAACCTAAAGGTCACTTGCCACCAGATCTGTCTGACTTAATAGAGAAAGGAGTAAACGATGGATAATGAAATGATTAAAACCCTTGAAGATGAAATTAAAATAAAACAAGATGAACTGCAACGCCTTAAATACGGTGATGTATATGAAGCTCAAGATGCATATGAAGCTGCAAAGGTAGTATATGAAGAAGCTAGTAAAGGTTTGTCTGATGCATTTAAATCATTGTCTGAAGCTAGATCAAGTCATGGTTTAACCCCAACTGCTTTATGGCGTAGTAGAACATTTCGGTTTTAATGCATAGTTTTATTTTATTAGTAAAAGTCAGGGTAGAAGAAGATCATCATATAGTTCCTGTAGATGGGGCAGATGGTCTTCTTCAAACTCTTCCTGATGATGTCAAAGAGGTTCTTGAAGATCACTTTGAAGGTGTAGACATTTCTATAGTGAAAGCAGATATACATGACTAGATTTAAATCAAACATGAACCCTATGTTCAGATCAAAGTTTTCTGAGGATATATTTAATTTAAAATATGCACACACTGGATGCGATAGTTGGGAACAACTTGCTAAAGTTTTAGTTGAAGATGTATGTGGCAACTATCGTTCAGGTGAAGAAGCCTTAATGAGAAAAGAAGAACGAAGTCAACTTGCAGAATATATAACTGATCTAAAATTTGTTCCTGGAGGCAGGTACTTATACTATGCAGGTAGAGACAAACGCTTTTATAATAACTGTTTTCTATTGTCTGCTGAAGAGGATACAAGAGAGGATTGGGCTAACCTCAGTTGGAAAGCTGAGTCTTGTTTAATGACAGGGGGAGGAATAGGTATTGACTATTCTACCTATAGAGAATCTGGTCGTACTCTTAGTGGATCAGGAGGTCTTGCGTCTGGCCCAATTCCCAAAATGCAGATGATAAATTCTATTGGTGCTAATGTAATGCAGGGTGGATCTCGTAGATCAGCAATGTATGCATCACTGCATTGGAAGCACAACGATATTCCCAACTTCCTTACTGCAAAGGATTGGGATACAATGCCAGTAGGAGATACTGGTTTAACCCTGAAGCAAATTAAGGAGCAAGATTTTAACTTTCGCGCTCCGTTAGATATGACTAATATTAGTATTAACTATGATACAGATTGGTTACTGGAGTACTGGAATACTGGATCTGTTGGTGATACGTTTGTTAAGAATATTGAACAGGCATTACGAACAGCAGAACCAGGATTCAGTTTTAATTTTATGGAGAATGAGAATGAAACTTTACGCAATGCCTGTACTGAGGTATGTAGTGCTGATGACAGTGATGTTTGCAATTTGGGGAGTATCAATTTGGGCCGTATTGAGTCGATATCAGAGTTGGCCCATGTAGTAGACTTAGCCACTAAATTTTTAATATGCGGAACCTTGAGAGCCGAATTACCTTATCCGAAAGTTCATGCTGTAAGGCAGAAAAACAGAAGATTAGGTCTTGGACTTATGGGAATGCATGAATGGCTTATTAAAAGAGGAGAAAAATATGAAGTTAGTACCGATCTTCACCGATGGTTATCGGTATATAAAGGGATTAGTGATGACGTTTCTAGAAGATTTGCAGACGAGTTATCCATATCTAGGCCAGTGGCGAACCGTGCTATTGCTCCAACTGGCTCTATTAGTATACTTGCTGGTAGTTCTTCTGGTATAGAGCCAATCTTTGCTGTTGCATACAAGCGAAGATATTTAACTGGTGGAACTAGGTGGAAGTATCAATACGTTATAGACAGTGCTGCTCAAGAATTAATTGATTTGTACGGTGTTGATCCAGAGAGTATTGAATCAGCATTGGATCTTGCAGAAGATTACGAAAGAAGAATTAAATTTCAGGCAGATGTTCAAGACTATGTTGATATGTCCATCAGTTCCACTATTAACTTACCTGCTTGGGGTACAAAGTTTAATAACCCTGATACGGTTAAGAATTTTGCAAACACTCTAGCATCCTACGCTCACAGATTAAGAGGGTTTACTTGTTATCCTGACGGTAGCAGGGGTGGTCAGCCTTTATCTACAGTACCTTACTCTGAAGCAGTAGATAAGTTAGGTGAAGAATTTGATGAACACGTTGAGACACATGATATTTGCGAGATAACAAATTCAGGAGGAGTTTGTGGGGTATAAGAAAAGACGAGTATATAGTGGAGATTTTTATCCTCTAAAGAAAATACATAAGGAAGGGATGATAGGATTTGTAGAAAATCTGACAAATCCCTATTCTTATGGTACATCAAGATATAAAGAATGGGAACGTGGTTTTAACAAGGCGTATTTTATACACTTGAAAAGGATAAAGAAAAATGCAGCTTGATTTTTTTCACGAACATGAAGATTTAGTAACAGATGAAAATGGTAAGGTATGTTCTAAATGTAATGAGTATTTACCTTTATCCTCTTTCTCTCCCTGTTCTGGTGGAAACTATTTAAGAGCAGAGTGTAGGTCATGCAATACAAAAATGTCAGCAATACGAAAAAAGTTAAAGCAAGAATATGGTGTACCTGAAAAAGGGTATGTTTGTCCAATTTGTAATTTGGGTGAAGAAAAGGTTTTACGAAGCGGTACTGCTACTAGTAGTACGCCTTGGGTTATTGATCATTGCCATGACACTGAAACATTCAGAGGTTGGTTATGTCACAAATGCAATAGAGCATTAGGTGGATTTGATGACAACCTACAAACTTTAAATAGAGCAAAAGAGTATGTTGAAAATCATTTAAGAAAAATATTTTTAAATTAGGGAGGTAAAAATGAATTTAATAAAAGAACTTATACAAAAAATTAAATTTGATATTTTTAGTAATACTTATTTTGTTGCTTGTATATTTATACTTATCTTTGTAATTTGTATGAATATCTCAGTAGCTTGGTCACAACCTAAAAGTTCTATAACTTGTAAGCCTCTTCCGATAGCAGCTGGGATAATTGAAGGTATACATAAAGAAAGAATTGTATTTAGAGGTGTATCAGAAAGAGGTCATGTTACTATAATTCATCTTAATAAGACAACAGGAACATGGTCTGCTAATGTAATAATGCCTAGAGATATAAATTCTTTATGTATGGTGGACGCTGGAACTACTGGAGAGGTAACAGATACTACTTTTAGTGATAAAAATGACTCAAAATAGGCAAAATCCTGTATATAGCGTTTTAAGCCTTATACAGAGCAAGTAGGTATTTTTTGGACTATACCTACATTAAGGGGTCTTTGAGGGCATTTCTCGCGCATCCTCAGAGGTCATTTTTTTAGAAAGGAGGTAAAAATGGAGTCAGTGATTGATATAATGAAAAAAAATAAAGCTCAATGGGCTAAAGAGTGGCCTTTTGATCCTATAGTAGATTTTGGTAGTGAACCGACTAAAACAAAGACTGAAAAAAAGAGTAAAGAATAAATTAGAACATGAGTGACAACCACAACGGAACTAGTATTGTAACCAAAACCCCCCTGTATACCCTTGATTGGTATATCAAGTGGTTCTCTAGTGTAGTTCTTATGATTGGTATGTTACTTACGTCCAACAACATCTACCCTGTTAATCTTTATTTCCATTTCGTAGGGGTTGCAGGGTGGATGATTGTCGGGATGCTTTGGAATGACAGAGCATTAATGGTAATAAACAGTTTTGCTTTAGCTACTATTGCTACAAGTTTATTCAGGATATTTATTACTAATACACAGTAGCCTTTACTAGGGTGGATACCAATGTCTGTGTGTTATTGCTAAACTCATCCAAGAAACATTAATCGCTCATCGTTTCTCCTCTTTATTAATCCTTTTAATTTTCTTCCTCCAGCCCATATCCACCTTGGAAATTCATTTGCTGCACCAATATAATCTCCCCTATTGATTTTACGTCTTAATGTACTGCTTTGTAAAGAACCGCTGCCTAAATTGAATACAAATGAACAAAGTGAATTAAACTGTCCATCTTCCAACGGTACTTTTATTAGTCGTAATACTGCAACTTCTGACTTTCTTACATCCCTTCTTAATAGATAGTCTGCCTGATCTTTATTTATATCAGGATGATCCTCTGTTACTCTCTTATTATCCATCCCCCAAATAGCCCCATAGCCTATTGTCCAATGTTGGGCAGGGCAGAGGTATGCAGAAGAGGAATACCCTTCATAAAATTTAATAAGGTCTAACCCTTCATCAGTCATTCTTCTCACGTTTAATTACACCTTTATTTTTTTTTCTTTTTTGGAAACCCCTTTTTCATATTTGCATATGCTTTAGGGCTTATTGTACTTTTTGCTTTACTACGAGATATTCCCTGTTTCTTTCTTTTATTTATATTTTTATACAAAGACATTAATTACATCCTAACTGAAAAAGATTCTCCACAACCACATTGACTGTCTGCCATAGGGTTTGATACTTTTAAGTATGTACCACCTAGTTCCTTAACGTAATCTATTTTACTTCCTAGTGTATACATAACACTCATACCGTCTACTATAAGAGATACACCATCTCCTAAATCTATTAGTTCATCTTCTTTAAGAGGGCCTTCAGAGAAATCCCATATATAGGAAAACCCTGAACACCCTCCACCCTTTACACCAAAAGCTATATACTCCTTATTATGTTCTTTTGTAATATCTCGCAGATAGTTTTTAGCTTCTTGAGTGATATCCAGCATTTAATTTATTTTTTCTTTTTATTATTTTTTTTCATAGAACCACCATGCATCATTTTAGCAGGTTTCTTTTTTGGAGGTCTTCCAACTTTACTTCCATATGTTCCTTTTCCATAAGGCATTATTGTTCTCCTTTATTTTTAAATATTTCTGTTTTGTCAAATGGACTTTTATGACAACTGCATTTACACACACAAGGATCACAATTGCATTCTATACAACTGTCGCATTTAGATCCCCTATGATATGTATCAAAATACTCGTTCATGTCTTCAGCCATATTATTAGTCCTTTCTTTTAAAAGTATACTTTCTTTACCGCAACCTCCCAGATTATCTAATATAGCGTTCATTTCAGTTTCCTCTTGCATATAATATCTTCTGTAGTAGCCCACAGTCTACCATTTAACTCTATTAGCCCAATAAGCAGCTGACATTTTACCTTTTGCAATATTCTTGCCATGTCTAGCCTTAAAGGATTTTCTTCTAGCTGTTTGTTTTTTTGACTCACCTTTCTTTTTTTTACCAGCAGTTTTAACACCCTGTTGTCCAAAACGTATTAACTTCTCCTTACCACCTTCTCTAGCTAATACGGCATGAGATTTCTTCGGATGATTCGGGGTTCTTTTTGGTTTGTTGTACCCAGAAAATGTTTCACTGCCTTTTTTTATAGACATTACGAACTGCTCCTAGATCTTTGGAGTGCGCGACTTCCAAACCAGAATGATATGATGGCAGCAAATATGCCTTGTGTTTCTTCATCCCACAGTGTCTGTATAGCTATTTCCCATACAATACCGTCAGTATATATTAAACCATACAGTGCCGTACCTTTAATAGCTGCAAACAGTGTAAAGAATAAATATGTTATAACTGGTCTGACACTGGCTCTTAGTCCTGCCATAAACCCTGTAGACTTCATAGACTGATCATGTTTGTATAAAGCCTTGCTTTCACTTATATCTGCTTCTATATTAAGTGCTTCTAGTTTTTGCGTATGTGCTAATTTGGATGCCTCTATCTGGCGATCCATCATTGCCAATTCGTGTTTTCTGTCTTGCCAATCTGAGAACATATCAAATGCTTTTGGTAATGCAGATCCTGCAAAACCTATTAATGATCCTAGTATTGTAATCATTCTTTAGGCTCCTCTATTATCTTTTCTATTTTTAGAAACTTAATTCTTTCATTAGGAACATATCTCCAGACATGGCCTCTACCATTAGTTATGGCAAATACGCTCTCGTATATTCCTACTTTAACTAGCACTGCCCTGTCTCCATCAACAATGCATTTATCTCCTTCATTAAAACTGCCATCAAATTTAAATCTAATACCAGTAATAAAGTTTGTTAGTAGGTCTTTTATAAAAAAACCAAGCCCTAGACTGAGGAAGATAGCGATGAGGGGTACTAGGGCATTGGTTAAGTCCAGTGATATGCTGTCCAGTGATTGCATTATATCATGTTCCACTTATCTTTTTGCTTTTTTAGATTTAAATAGTTTAGTTAGACCTACTAGTGTCTCAATTTCATCTTTTGTAAATTCAAAATTATCTATAAATTCTGCTCTTTCATTTTCATAGTTAGGAAGCATTCCATTTTTTTGCATCCATCTTACACCTCTATTTCTAGGTCTTTTACCTAGTTTATCTAATGTACCTAATAGTCCTAAATGAAAAAGAGAATTAAATTCTGTAGCAACAAAACCTTTTGCTTCGTTTAACGCACCTTTAATGGATTCCCTTTTACCAGAATCATTCTGTCTTAAATATTTGTCATCTGTCAAATAATTTTCTAACAGTCTTTGAGAAATATTTCCTGTTAACTCTGCTAGTTTTTGATCATATTCAGGTATATTTGTTCTTTTAAACAATCTCCATTCTGCAAGTCCTAGTCTGTCAAACTCTTTTTCTACAGTATTTCTTCTTCTTTTTCTAAATCCACCATAAAATTGTTTTGCTAGAGGAGAAACATTAGTCAAAGGTTCTGGATTAATAATAGAATACTTAGTTCTTGGTACAGTTGTTTGTCCTGTTTTTATATCTCTAGAATATTCTATGTTTTCCTCAACTAAATATGTACCGTCTTTCTGCCTCATTATGCCACTATACGGACTTTTTAACATTGAATACCCATAAGGAACATTTTTTAAAATTGCATCAAGAAAATTAGTTTTAAATCCCTGACTACTTCTAGCATCATGCAATACTCTAGCCATATCATCAAAGCCAAAAAGATTTGTTTCTGCAACTATATCAGTACCTAATTTTAACGGCGTAGATAAAGCACCAAATATAGTTCCCATAGCTCTACCCATACCGTTCAATAACTCTTCTTTACTATTTGCATCTCCAGATATAATACCTTCTAGAAAATTTTTATCAAGTTCTTTCCATATTCCAGCCCTACTAGAAGGTCCACCTAATGCTTTCATAGTGTCTAAAAGCCAAGCCTCTTTAAAATCTCCCATATCGCTTTTTCCGTCTAACTGTTCGCCAAATTGAACTATACCATCAGCAAACCACAAAGCAGGAGCTAAAGGATACCAAGTACTTATATCCTGTGCATTATTTGTATCATCCATAATATCATGCCAAAGATCACCACCGAGTTCAGATGTTCTTATAGCATATGCCAGTAGCAATAAAGCACTTCCTGATGCCTGTCTACTAAGAGACTTTATTGCTTCTTGTTGTAAATATGCATTACCTTCTTTTCCAAACCCTCTATACATTTTTGCAATAGATTCAGGTAAACCCACTGGAGAATGTTCATACATAAATTTCATACTATTTATCATAAACTTAGGAAAAGGTGCTAGTGCAGATCCTATATAAGGAACATTAGATAGCTTGTTTATTGTTTCTACAGCAAATCTAGTTAAAGCTGTATCGCCTCGTATGTTAGCTTGGTAGTTATATTCAAAAGCCCATTGCATACCGTCAGCTATAAAACGATCATCAATATCTTGTATTTTACCATTTCTTATAAAATCATCAAGATCTAAATTTTCTCTTGACATAGACTGCCTTAATCCTACAATAAAAGATTGAGACTTCATATACTTATCTTGTACACTATTTAGTACGTTTGCATGAATTAGACCACGTTCTAGAGGATCAAATCCATATCCTAATACTTTATTTACAAATCCACCTTTATCTCCATTCATAGTCTGAGCTATTTTAGCAGTTTGCAAGTAACCTTCTGGGCCTTTTATTAAGTCAGCAGCTAAAGGTTTTTTAGACATTATTAACTTAGCCATTTCATTATATTCTTGAGGAGATAACAAAGAAGTTAAATGTTCAAATCCATCAGAAAGATTAACTGGACGAATAGTAGTTCCTGTAATTTTTGACATAGCCACTGTTAATATATTATCAAAAGTTCTTGTAGTACAATCCATTGGAGATCTAATTAAACCACCCATAATATTACGACAAGTTGTGGCTGGTTGAGCAATCATACCTAAACGGATCATTCTGTTCCATTGATCTCCTCTGTGTGCAGTAGGACCATACAATTTAGCCATCTTATCTATATTGTTTCGTTCTGCAAGTAAAGCAGTGTAGTATGCCTCTGTTTCTTTACTAAGTTCAGTTGTTCCTAATACCTCTTCGGCATATTGCCTACCGTCTTTTATACCTCTAAACTGAGCTTCTGTACGCATTCCACCTGTAAGTTTTTGAAAGTTTCCTCCAAAAGTTACATCTAACTCTTTTTCTATAGCTAGTTTTCTTGCTTTTTTACTTAATCCACTTAATTTACCTAATGTAGATGCAGATTTATATACTGTACCTCTGTAGGCTTTTGATAATGTTTCACCCATCATTACGCCTAACATCTCTATGTTACTAACACCATGAGAATCCAATATTCTTACAAAATCATCTGCACTAAATCCTTTAGGGTTACTAGCAAGGACATCTTCTACCATAACGGATATTGCTTTATTAGGATTATAAGATATACCAGAATCCTGCATAATATCTAAAAATGCTCCATGTACTTTTTTTACTGCGGATTCTGATAAGACAAATTCAACGCCTTCATCTAACTCTTCTAATTCTTTTTTAGTAACTCCTCTTGCTTCCAAAACCTCTTTCATTTCTTTTTGAAAATCTTTATAACCTAATTGCGCTCTTTCAGTGTTATATATTTTAGCAGCACCTTGAATTTGTCTTTCTATTTTTCTAGTAACTTTAGTGTCAAAAGGATCAACTAATTTTACTTTATCCATATTTACTTCTTTAGTTATAGCATCACCTAACTCATCAAAACCTACATTAACAGTATAGGTATTTTTATCTGTATTAATACTATCTACATAAGCCATACGGTCTACTGCATCACCTTTTAATATGTTTTTATCATTAACTTGAACAAAACTACCCTCAACTACTTTACCATCAAGAAATGCTTTACCTGCTTCTGAATTTTCTAAATAAATTCTTTTACCTTCTGCTACATTTTGCATCATTTCATCAGATTTACTTAAACCCTTTAATGCTCTACCTGTAAGACCTAAAATTGCCCCAGGAACAAAAGCAGAAGCAGCAGCTAATCCTGCCTGACCAAAATCATAACCATCTTCTCTATAATTTATTCTTCTTTCTACGCCTTGTATTTCTGCATCTGTTAAAACACTAGCTACAGTATCTGTGGCAGCACCTGCCATAGCAGAATTAAGAGTGGCTTTACGACCCACCTGTAATGATGTTTGTAGACCTGCTCTTACAGCACCATATGCAGATGCCTTTGTTGCAACACTAGCAATACCACCAGTAGCTATTCCTAAATAGGTAGCAGGATCAGTAAAAATAGCAGAAGCATAATCCCAAAATGCTTGCACATTAGAAGCAGAATCATCTTCCCAAAAACTAGGTAATGCGCGGTATATTTCGTATGCTTGTCTTAGCTCATCTTTCTGAGCATCATCAAGATCACCATTTGTAGCACTCCAAAGTTGATATGCATCAACTGTGTTAGCATCAACTTCTCTAAAATTTTCATAAAATGCGTCTACAACCTCTTTATCGGTACTAAGAATATGATCTTCACCAAAACTATCGTACAGTACACTACGAGTATTGTTTATAAACTCTTCATTTTCTAAAAGTTTATCGTAGCTAAGAGTATCTATAGAATTTTTCATACTTGTATACTTTCTTTATTAAGGCAATTGTCTAATAATTTTGCCACCATCTCCAATTGCAATTTGAGTACCGTCCATATTATATAATTTTACATAACCATTTTCTGTTAATCGATTACCTATAAATTTACTCTTGTATTTTTTTCCAAAATCATTTGCATCATCAACATTATAAGTACTATAAAGTTCTTCACTAGATAAAACAGTGGAGCCAGATAAATCTATTGTTGTATTTGATCGTTTTCTAGTAGGTTTATTAGATGTTTGTTTAGATGTCTTATTTGCACTGCTTTTTGATGTTAAGGTTTCACCTGATGCTTTTTTCATTCTGTCAAGATATCTAGCCATCTGATCTTTTCCATCTACTACTGTGTCTAAAAACTGAGATGCTGAACCAAAAGCAGTATTAATACTTGTATTATTAAAAATAGATGTAGACCCTTGTATAGCCTCTTTTCTAATTTCTAGGTATGTTTTTATTTGATTTTGTACTGCTGGAGGTAATTTATTCATATCTCCCTTAGAAAATCCTCCGCGTTCAGTGTTTAATAACTGTTGAATCATGGCTTCTCGTCCACTTGGGGCTTTGTTTACAATAAACATTTTTAATTCCCTTAATCGTCCATCTATTACCCCATTAATTTCTTTTTCAAATGTTTCATATTTTTTAGCTTTACGAACTTCTCTTTGAATGTCTGCTAACATATTGGGAGGTAAGTCAGGAACAGTCGATGCCTCTCCTTTATCCCTTACTTCTTCCATATAATTCATAGCATCAGTGTATGCCTGTTCACCTTCTTCAGGTGTTCTAAACATAGAAGAATATCTTTCTTTTACCGCCTCTCGTACAGAAGGCCCAGATACTCCCCCAAGTAAAGTATTCAAGATATTACCAGCAAAACCACCACCATACCTTTGTGTTCTTTCATTTTCTTTTATGGTAATTAATGCTTTTTGTTGCGATGGTAACTGAGTACTTGTAGTGCTGATCATACTAGATGCATCCTGCAATGCTCTAGTTGTATCTCCAGACATATCGCTCAAATCTCTTGTAGAGGCTGATTCTTGAGTAAATCCTTCCATACCGTCTGTTACCGTAGCTGTGGTATCAGGAGTTCTATTTTTTGCCATTCTAACTAAAGTATCTGTTGCCAGATCCGCATCACCTTTAGATGACATAAGCACATTTAAAAGCACTGGCTCACTAAATTTATAACCTGTTTCGTTAAATACATTTATACCTATAGGAGTTATTAATTTTTTTCTATTACGAACAATTAAATTGTTCTTCTTCATTTCTTTCTCAGCTTCGTTTAATTTAGTTATACCAGCAGTTACATCTGCTTCGTATTTAAGTTGATTAGCATCTCTTACTTCTTCTCTACGCTCTAATGCTCCTACTACCGCCCTTTTGAAAAATGACATACTACGCTCCCATCAAACCTTTACGCTTTGGTTCTTCCTTATCTTCTACCTCTTCCTCTTCAGGTTCTTCTTCTGAATCGGATGGAGCAAGACCCTCTTCTTCTTCAATCTTTTTAATCTGGGCTTCAACAAAGCTAGTATCTACCTTACGAGGAATAGCCATAACATAATCTATTTCTGCTTTTTTAGCTACAGCTTCAAGTACTCTACCTATTTCGGGCGTTATTAAAAGAGCTACGTCATAACTAATAAGACCACTAGCAGTCATGTTATTAACTATAGTATTAGTAATACCTTCTATAGGTAATCCTTCATCCATACAAAATACTATTTTTTCATAGTTATCTTCTTTAGCCAATACATCTATAAAATGTTGAAAAGCCTCAGTAGGTAAGGATATTTTCGGAGGTTTCTGCCATTTAGCAGTACCAACTTCTTCAACAAAAGAAGATCCTGGAATAGGCCCATCCCCTAAAAATTCATTTAACATATTCTACTACCTCCTACGTTATCGAACCCTGCTTAATAGCACCGTACTCACCCACTTGCGTACCTTTTTCTGGATCTAGTCTATCTGCAATTAACTTAGCTTTAGCTACCATTTGATAATAATCATACATTTCTGCACTGGCATCAGATTTAGCTAATCTACCTGTATCTGGTTTACTTAAAGATATTTTGGCAGGTGTTCTATAACCCTCTTGAGCTATTCCAGCTTTAGCCATATCTTCTGGTGTAGTTCTTTTTTGACCTTTACTGCCAAATATTTTACCTAGTGCTTTAAAGCCTAGATTTACTGCCATAGTTGTCGGATCAGCTACCATCTATTGTCTCCTAAGTAAGTAATAAATCTAATTCGTTACCACCACCTGGCCCACCAAAATCCTGTGCGAAACCAAAAGGATCAGTATCAACTGTATCACTACCACTAAAGAAATCCCTAACACCATCTACTAAATCACCGCCAAACTCTTGACCTAAACCAGATACAACATCAAAAGCTAAAGCACCAACCTTACTTGCAAAAGCATTGTCAGCATTTTTATTATATATAAATGATGCATACGCAACTTTCTTAGCATACTGGTCATTATCTCTAGCTGTTGTTCTAGCCCAGAACTCATTGTCTCTAAACTGTTGCCAACGATTGTTTAATGCAGTCTGGCTCATGTTAAATCTATTCATAACATTCATCTGATTAGCTGCATTCTGCAATGCAGTATTTTGAGTATTGATCTGTCTACGCCACACAGTATTAGACTGATCTATTAAAATACTATTTTTAGTATTAAATTGTTCTCTCTGATTTTCTAAATTAGCATTAAACTGAGACATAGTGTTTTCTTGACCAGCGTTAAACTGTGCTATTGCATTCTGCTGTTGTGCATTAAACTTACTTGTCTCATTAAACATAGATGCAAAAAACTGGTCATTCTGCTGTTCGTTCTTCGCGTTAAACTGTCTGGATGAGTTTACTGCTGCCTGATCATTAAATATAGCCTGTACTCTTTGTTGTGAGTTTAATACGTTTGCCTGTTGCTGATTATTTAAATTAGCTAAATCTAATTGTAGTGTTTGTTGTGCATTTAAAACTTCTGCTTGTTGTCTGTTGTTTAAATTAGCTTGTTGAAATTTAGCAAACGTCTGAGCATCAGCAGCAGCTATAGGAGTAGCAGCTTCCATAGCAGCCTGTACTATAGATGCTCCTGCCATACTTGATGCACCCATACCTCGTGCAGCTAACCTTTGTTCTGCTAATCGTATTGATGGTGCAGCCCATGCAGGTATTTCGCCCCCATCAAACTGAGAAGTAAGACTAGCAATCTGACCCTGTACTGTAGACTCTACTGCTACCTGTTCTTCTTGTGCGGATACTAAATCTCTTAAATCAGTTTGTCTAGCTGCTGTTATCTCTTGTTGCTGTACTTGAGGTAACGATGTTGCAGCAGTAACTCTTTCAATTTGAGTAGTAGGTGCTACTGTTCCTGTCTGCACATTCTGAACTGTTGAAGTAGGAGCTACAATACCTCTAGGATCTACCTGATATCTAGCAGGGTCCATTAATTCTTCAGGTTTAACAGTTTGCAGTATAGGTTTAAATTCAGTGCCACCTGTTGTTGGCATATCTCTACCTTCAGTCTGACCAAAAGTATCAAAGTGTGCCTTACCTGATGCAAAATCTCCTC